CACGCCTCCCGCATGGAGATCGTCCGGCTCGAGAACGGCCGGCTTCAGTACCAGTACCGCGAGGACGGCAAGCCGACGCCGACGAACTACCGCCAGGATCAGATTTTCCACCTGCGATGGCTCTCGAGCGACGGCGTGACGGGCTACGTCCCCACGACGCTCTCGCAGGACGCGATCGGCTTGGCGCGGGCGACGGAACTGTACTCGTCCTCATTCTTCTCGAACGGCGCGCAGAGTGGCACCTATATCGAGACGGATCAGCCCTTCAAGCCCGAGGCCATCCAGCGGTTCAAACAGCAGTGGGACGACGCCCACCGCGGCCCGATGAAAGCGTTCGGAACCGTGGTCATGCCCCACGGATTCCACAAGAAGACCGACCCGGTCAACAATCAGCACAGTGCTCTGATCGACACCCGGCGCTACGCCGTCGAGGAGATCGCCAGGTGCTATCGGGTGCCGTTGCACATGCTCGGCGACCTGACGAATGTCAGGCACAGCACGGTCGAGCAGGCGGCCATCGACTTCGTCACCTTCGGCCTGTACCCTCACACCCGCCGCTGGCAGTTCGCCTGCCGGCGCGACCTGATCACCGAGGACCGCGACTACTTCGTCGAGTTCGACACGACGGCGCTCCTGGCCGGCGACTTCGCCGCCCGGTCGCAGTTCATGCGGGAGGCGTTCAACATGGGCGCCCTCTCGGTGGACGAGATTCGCGCCCAGATCGGCTACAACCCGCTCCCCGACGGCCTGGGCAATAAGCGGTTCGTGCAGGTGAATATGCAGTTGCTGGATGCGTTCACCTTGGAGACGCCGAACGGTCAGCCTGAAGAGCCGCAGGCTATTCAGGCTGACGAACCGGCCGCCCCCGAGGGGGATGACGACCAGTTGGATGGCAATGACGGCCCCGCCCCCGGCGACGCCGCCGTCACCGACGCCCGCGAAGCCCTCTTCCGCACGACCCTTCGGCGTCTCGCCGCGATCGAGGCCGACGGCATTCTGGAGCGGCGCAACAAGCCGGCCAAGTTGCAGGCGTGGCTCGAGGGCCACGAGCAGCGGATGCGGACGGAACTCTGCGACGCCGCCCAGGCGACTGGACGCGACATCGACACGTTCGTGACTGAGTGGATGGAGAGCACGCGAGATCGGCTACTGGACTGCCATCGGTCTGGCAAGCCTTACGAGGAGGCGACGAAAACATGGACGGACAGAGCGAACTTGAGCGTCGGCTGATCGCCGAGCAGCCTGGGCTGGAGGTGAAGGCCGACGAGAACGGCCGCACCGTCATCCGCGGCTATGCGGCCGTCTTTGAGTCTGAGTCGCAGGACTTGGGTGGCTTCTACGAGGTCGTGGAGCGCGGCGCGTTCGACGAGGTGATGCGGTCGAACCCCGACGTGTTCGGTAAGTACAATCACACGCAGGTGATCGGCCGGACTTCCAGCGGCACGATGCGTCTGATGGTCGATGAGCGTGGCCTGCGGTACGAGATCGACCCGCCCCGGTCGGCCGCCGCGGTCGTCGAACTCATCGAAAGAGGTGATGTTCGCGGCAGCAGCTTCGCCTTCCGCAGCCGCCCCGCCGACGAGACTTGGTCGCGCGACGCCAACGGCCGGATGATCCGCCGGATCAAGAAGTTTTCCTTCCTCGGCGACGCCGGCCCCGTCGATACGCCGGCGTACATGGCGACGGAAACCTACGTCAGCAAGCGGGCGCTGGAGATGGCCCAGGCCGAGACGCGGGCCGCCGCCGACTCGCTCAAGGTCGGCGACTTCGTGTCGTGGGAGTTCTCCAACGGCAAGTCGCAGGGCAGGATCACCCGGATCGTCACCGACGGCCAGATCGAGGTGCCGGACTCGTCCTTCACGATCAACGGCACCCCCGACGACCCGGCCGTCCTGATCCGCATCTATGACGAAGAGGGCGACGGCTGGGCGGAAACGGATCGGCTCGTCGGCCACCGGGCCACGACGCTGACCAAGATCGACCCCCTGCCCGAGCCGAGCGAGGGCGAGGACGAGCGGAGCGTGTCGATGCGACCGACGGCTGGGATGGCCTCGGCGGCGCGGCGCGGCCTCAAGCTCCACGAGGAAGGCAAGAGCGGCGACGGACTCAAGCCGGAGACGGTCGCTCGAGCCAACCGGCTCGCCAAGCGCGAGGAGATGAACGAGGACTGGATTCGCGAGATGAATGCGTGGTTTGCCAGGCACGACGCTGGCAGCAAGCCGGCTGGCTGGGATCAACCGCCGGATTACTCGCCGCTGTTCGTCGCCATGCTTCTCTGGGGCGGAAACGCCGCCAAGAACTGGTCGGCCCGCAAGGTCAAGGAGATGGAGGGCGAGCGCGACCTGCCTGTGATCGACGAGGAGCGCGACATCGACGAGGAGCCGAAGATCACGGTGAAGGTCAGTGCCGACACGACCGACTTCGTAGCAAAGATGGCCCGCCTCAAGGCGGCGCTGCTCTCGACTCCCTTGCACGGCAAGTGAGCGGCGTCTTACACTACAAGTAGATACAAGCCTCGCGACGGACATCGCGAGGAACAGCACGAGCAACGTGAGGATTCACGGCTGCGGCGAGCTAGCGGGAACACCCGCCGGCCGCCGCACTTTGCGTTTTGGCCGGCTCAAACAGGAGCAAGGCCAAGATGCCCTCGAACCTCAAGCGACTTCAGGACCGTGCCGCGGCGATTGCCGCTCGGATGACCGAACTGGCCGACGTGGCCGAGCGTTCGGACGACCAGACCGCCGAGCTTCGCAAGCTCTCCGACGAGGCCGACACGGTCAAGTCCGACCTCGAGTTCGAGGGCCGCCTGGCGACCAAGGAGCAGGAACTCCGCGCCGTCGTGGAGAAGGCCGCTCCGGCCCCCGTCGTGGCCCCTGCCCCGGTCGAGGAGCGGAAGCTCGCGATCCGCCCGATCAACGTCCACTACAGCACGCTGCGTGCGTTCAACGACGGCCCCGAGGCGGTCGAGAGCGCCTACCGCTGCGGCCGGTGGCTCCGCGCCACGGTCTACAAGAACGCCGACGACATCCGGTGGTGCCAGGATCACGGCATCGAGGCCCGCTCGATGAGCGAGGGCAGCAACGCTTCGGGTGGCGCACTCGTCCCCGAGGAGTTCGCGGCTCGCGTGATTCGGCTCGTCGAAACCTACGGCACGTTCCCGCCTGCTGCGGAGAGCGTGACGATGGCTCGCGACACGATGATCGTGCCGAAGCGGATCACCGGCACCACGGCCTACTTCGTGGGCGAGGGTTCGGCCGTCACCGAGAGTGAGCCGACCTACGCGAACGTCAGCCTCGTCGCCAAGAAGCTGGCCGTCTCCTGCCGCATGAGCACCGAGGTGGTCGAAGACGCATTTGTCTCGATCGCCGACAGCGTAGCCCAGGAATTCAGCACCTCGCTGGCCTACAAGATCGACCTCTGCGGCTGGCTCGGGGACGGGACGCAGGGAACCTACGGTGGCATCAACGGCATCGTCAACAAGATCAACGACGGCAACTACACCGCCAGCGTCCACAGCGCCATCGGTGGCAACACCTCGTTCGAGACGCTGGACATCGAGGACTTCCTCGGCGCCATGGGCAAGTTGCCGATCTACGCCCGCGCTGGGGCTGCCTGGTACGTCTCCCCGGCCGGCTACGCGGCGAGCATCGCCCGCCTGAAGTACGCGGCTGGCGGCAACACCGTCGAGAACGTGGGCGCCGGCACCGGCGAGACGTTCCTCGGCTACCGGGTGAACCTCGTGCATGTGATGAACAGCACGCTGGGTGCCGACGCTGGCAAGGTCAAGGTGCTCTTCGGCAACCTCGGCCTGTCCAGCATCTACGCCCGCCGGCGTGACTTCTCGGTGCGGCTGTTCGATCAGGTCTACGCCACGACCGATCAGCTTCTTCTGCAAGGCACCATGCGTTTCGACATCAACCACCACAGCCTCGGCAACGCGAGCGAGGCTGGCCCGGTGATCGCCCTCAAGACCGCCTGACACTAAGGAGTTCATCCCAGATGATCCACGCCCAGTTTGAGAAGTTCGCGGCCACGCTGCCGACCGCCGCTGTTGGCTCCACGGCCACCAGCACCCTGACGATCGACCGCCTCGGCTACGATCACGTCAGCGTGTCGGCGATTCGGGCCAGCAACGCCAGCACCGTGTTCGCCAGCGTCCTGAAGGTCGAGGAGTCGGATTCCGTCTCCACGAACTACACCGACGTGACGGCCCTGGTGGGCGGCGGCACCGGCGGGTTCACGATCCCCGCGGTGAGCGACACCAACGCGGCTGCGGTCGTCCAGATGGACATCGACTGCCGGGCCAAGAAGCGCTACCTCAAGGTCAGCATGACCCCCGGCGCCTCGGCGACCCTGGCCCTCGTGGCCGGAATGTCGAAGGCTGAGGTCGCTCCGGTTAGCGCCGCTGAGAAGGGCGTGATCGGCTGGGTTGTGTCTGGCTAGTCCCGTACAAAGCGGGACGGCCAAGACGGCCGGCAAAGGCGCAAGGAGGCGCGCCCGCTCCCACAAGGAGCGTCGATATGCTGGTTCGCGTTGGTGACTGCGAGGCCGAGGTCAAAGTGGCGGCTCTGATGAGCTGCCCTCGCTTGGGCTTCACTGACAATTTCTTCTGCGTCGCCCAGGCTTTGGCGCCGCATCGCATCTCGCCGATCAAGTACACCGGCGCGTTCTGGGGGCAATGCCTCCAGAACTGCATGGAAGACGTGATCGACAAGAACGACGTGATCCTCACGTTCGATTATGACACGGTCTTCACCGCCAAGACCGTCGAAGCCCTCCTGACGCTGATGATGTTCAGCGGCGTCGATGCGATTGCCCCGCTCCAGACCAAGCGGGAGGCCAACACGGTCATGTTCGCCCTCCCCGGCATCAAGCCGGAGGACAAGACCACCGTCGAGGACGACTGGTTCCAGAAGCCCGTCCAACTGGTCGAGACGGCCCACTTCGGCTGCACGTTCATCCGCACCGAAGCCTTGAAGAAGGTGCCGAAGCCCTGGTTCGTCGCCCAAGCCAGCGAGGCCGGGGACTTCCGGGGGGGCCATATCGACGAGGACATCCATTTTTGGAAGGCGTTCTACAAGGCCGGCAACAAGCTGGGCATCGCCACCCAGGTCAGCGTCGGCCACGCCGAACTGATGATCACCTGGCCCAGCCGCACCTCCGGCGGGGGCAAGATTCAGCAGCACAGCACCGACTTCTGGAACAGCGACCGCAACCCGCCCGAGGGCGCCTGGGGGTTCATCAAGTGAAGATTCGCATCGCCAAGGCGTTCAACGGCTACAAGGTCGGCCAAGTCTTCGACTGGGGCGACGGCATGGCCCGCGTGATGGTCGCTCGCGGCTTGGTGGTGCCGGCCGACGAGAAGCCCGTCGAGCGTGCCGTGGCCCCCGACGGCGACCTCGAGCGGGCCGTCGTGAACCCGCCCGTCAGGAGGAGAAAGGCCCAATGACCGTCACGATTCTCTACGGCTCGCCGCAGCACCCCGACTCAACGATCACGCCGTATCGCAGCCTCGTCCGGTCGGTGCAGCCGGCCGTCGAGCCGGTGACGCTTTCCGAGGCGAAGGTGCAGTGCCGCGTGGACATCGCCGACGACGACGCCTACATCTCCGGCCTGATCACCTGCGCTAGGCAGTACATGGAGGAGGTGCTGGACATCT